GGGTAGACATAGCTAAGGCCGAGTTCTTTTTTTATTTTTTTAGCGGCGGTGATCCCGGCATTTATACCTTTTTCTTTTTCCTTGGCATGGTCATTGTCAGCGCAAATCAGAATCTCTCTGCCTGTAAAAATCCGGCTCGCAAACCTGGCGACTTCTTCAAGTCTCCCGGCATTAAATGCAACCAGGACTTTGAAGCCTGTAGCCTCTCGGATTGTCGCCCCGGTTGAATAGCCCTCGCATATGCAGATGGTAACTGAATCATCGCCAGGTATCGGATAGCAACCACCAGAAACAATGCCTTGATACAGAAACCGCTTCCTTCCTGACTTGGCGATAATCTGGTAGCTTGTCGCCTCTCCTGCAAGGTTGACAACCGGGAGTATTAAAGATCCGTTGCATTCTCTCAGGTCGCCCCAAATTCCCACGCTCTTATTAATAAGGTATTGGTGGTCCGGTTCTGCCGGTTTTGTATATTTTGTCAGATAATTTTTTACGGTGCGCTTTGCCGTTGCCAACTGTTCGATTTTTGCAGCTGCGTGTTTTTCTTCGATGATCCGCCAGGCTTTTTTTGCGCCTTCAACATCACCGTTCATTTCTTTTGTTGAGGCTTTCCGCTTTTCATTGCGTATCCAGCAGCCGAAAACAGAATAATAGTGATCGCCATAAATATGGATCAAATACCATCCGTCCCGGTTGCGCTTTGTCTTTGCATTGCTCCTGCACCGGTGGATTGTGCCGTCAGCTATTGGATTGCTAACAGTCAAGCCGAATTCAGACATTGCATTAATTATTTTTTGCATTTAGTTGCCTTTTCAGAACGGGATTTCATCGTCTTCAAATTCTTCCGATGGATAGAGAAATTGGCTCTTGTCGGTCTCAACATCAATAAGGTTCGGGTACTTGTCGTTGAGGTCTACCAGTACACGGCTCGGGCCGTACAGTCGCTTAGAAAAAAAATCGTCTACGCTATCAGGAAACTCATCGTCTGATATTTTCTCCCACTTCTTTTTAGACATTGTGACTGCATAGCCTGAATATTCATCTGGGAAACACAAGAACATTGAAGCGCGGCCTTGTTTATAAACACCTTCATCAAAGAAATAATCAATTTTCCCCAAGTATTTGCCGCTCTTCTGGCTCTTGTGGATGGATGCCTCCCAATTGGTAATTTCTTTCCAGACCGGGTCAGCCTTAACAAAAACAACATCTTTCATTTCTGGCAGAGCCTCGGCTACAATACATTCAGTTTCAGGCCATTCAAAACCACACTCTGAGCACTCTCTTAACGCAATGTGTACCTCTGCGTCACACTCAGGGCAGATTTTCCACATAGAGCGTTCTTTTTTAACCGCATCCTCAACGGCTTTCGGTATTGTGACCTTGATATTGTCAAGATCGGTTCCGAACCGCGCAGTATTGTCTGTCAGGTCAACAAGAAAACCGTGGTCCTTTCCGTTGTGCGTCCGTAGCACTCGCCCGACTGCCTGAAGGAATAAGCTGCTGCTCAATGTCGGCCTTGCGAAAACAAGACAATCCAGCACCGGCATGTCGAAACCTTCGGTCAGGATATTAACGGATGTCATGATAGGTGCTTGGCCTGAATCCCACGCAATCATACTTTCTGTACGGGCGAATGATGACTGCTTGCTGTGGACCGTCACGGCTCGACTGCCCAGCGCGTCCTTCAGTTTTTCGGCATGGTCAATCGTGCAGCAGAAAACACAGACTCGCTTGTATCCACTGCAATACTGGTCTATTGCTTCAACTGCCGTATGGATATGAATCTCCCGTGTCATTATCTCACCAAGCTGGTCAAGGACATAGTCACCATTGACAGACACCCCGGCAAGATCCGTTTCAAGCGTTTCATGGTTAGCAACAACGCCTTTAAGCGGCACGAGATGCCCGGCTTTTCTTAGCTCATCATATGTCACCTGATGTGATATATCATCAAACAGGTTTATGCTCCCTGGTCTGCATCTGTTCCCATAAATATATCCATGCCCGAGTCTTACAGGTGTTGCAGTTATACCTAAAATTCTACAAGTTGGGCGTTGCAGTCTTAGATAATCAATGGTCTGTTTATATTGCGTATTACTGTTGATATCAATTCTGTGTGCTTCATCAATTACAATGAGACCAGCACCAGGATAATTGTCCATCACGTTTATAAATGTCTGAATCGTTGCAATAGTTATCCGTCTGTCAATTGCTCTGTCACCAAGGCCAGCGCAGCAGATGCCAATATCATAAAAGGGAATCTCGGTGAACTTCTGGAACGATTCAAAAAACTGTGTACATAGCTCCTGCTTGTGCATCAGAATTAAAAACCGCATCTCTGGCACTTCAGAATATAGCCGCTGGATCAATCTTACAGACATAAACGTTTTTCCAGCGCCCATGATCGCAGATAGGAGAACGTTCTGCTTTATCTGCAAGTCCGCATAGATTTTGTCCAGCGCTTTAGATTGATAGTCTCTCGGCTTGATCATGATCTCGGATACTCAACATATAATGAATCACAGAATTTTTTTTCAAAATTCAAATGCTGCTTAAGCTCTTTTTCCGTGATTGGTTTCCAGTTTAGCCTCATGCCGCTGCATGGCGCTGTAGCGCCTTTAGGCATAGCCAGGACAAAAAAGCCCCAGTAGTTATAAGACAAGTTCTCATTTTTTTTCCGCAGTAATGTATCAATCAGCCTGAAGATTGACCCCTGGCCCTTGTGAATGATACCGTTGTTTGTTTTTTCTTCAAGCAACATAAAGTTTCGCCCGATATAGTCGTAAAGGACATAATCAATATTTGAAACTACAAGCCCGCCGCACTGCGTGCTATCTGAGCCTTTAAGGTTTTCCCTGACCCACAACCCAAAGTCAGTGAAGCAGTGCTTATATCCAACACTCCGCATTATTTCAGCCTCCAAACAACAAGGTCTCTGTGTAAACATAGGCAGTACTGCCTCTCTTTGGCCTTGTTAACCATCTGCGGTATGTATTGCGCTGTTGAATATGGCAGTATATATCTTGCGCTAATACTGTACTTACTGGACAACATCGAGTGAAAATCAAAAATGTGATCCGTCCATGTAAAATCATTTTTATATTGCGTTGGTTGTATGACACAGGCTATTTTTTCAACCTTTCTATCTATTAAAAGAGAAAATAGCGACTGCATCGAATGGTTAAAATCTTCAAGTGTCATGTTCCCAAGGTCTTCGGCATCATCGCTATACATATTCTTGGCCTGGGCCCAGTATGGAGGATCTAAAAAGGCCAGTTTTGGTTTTGGAAGATCGTCTGGTAAACCATCTTTAATATCATGTTCTCTGATATCATTTTCACGACCTGGAACAACTTTTCTATCGCTGACATAATATCTACGAAACATACGCTTGCAAATATCGGCGGTCGTTCCACCACCACCAAATGGATCAAATACTATATCTAATGGATTTGTATGATAGTGAAGTAAATTTTCCATATAAACTTCAGGAAATGCACCGAAATGTTTCCTGTCATTATCCTGCTTATGCTGTTTCCATATTGCGTAGAGCATTGGTTCGAAAGTTTTAGGAAATTCCGCAATGTTTCGCTTTTTCCTAACATCTATTATATTTGTTATGGTTTTCTGATCCACTCCCAATATCTCCGCAATCGACTCCTGACTGTTCCAGGCTTTCAGGTATAGGTCTACTATTCTTCTGTCTCTTTCCTGCTTTGCTGCTTTCCGTTGTGTCTGCGTCCACGTTTCGACGGTCCGTTTAGAAACGCCGAGGACATCACAGAGTGAATTTATTGACATCTCCCCGAACATTTCTTGTGCATACCGTTTTTTTTCATCGCTGCTGAGTTGTAGCCCGTGATTGCTGTTCAACTGGTATGCCAAACGTTTGAGCTCTTTCTCTGATTCTGTCTGGATCAACTCGACTGGTATTTCATTTTTCCCGGCCAGCAAAAAACCTTTCCAGCGGTGGAAACCATCAATCAAGATGTTATTTTGATTGATTTTTATTGGTGGTAAATAATCGGTGCTATCTGAATATTTCTGAATTGTAGCCTGGTCTGGTTGAAACCGTGGATAAAGATCTTCTCTATATACTATTTCATCTGCTTTTATCGTGTCCATTATTCTCCCTTTTGTTCCTCAACAATCCTTCTAACGTCATCAACCGATCTCACAATGTAATACTCTCCACCGGCCCACTGAATATCTTTCTCTGCTCGCTTTTGTGCCTGTGACTGTCTGCCGGATACCGTTTTTACTTCTAACCCGACAAATCTACCTTTCAGGCAAGCGACAATGTCAGGCACTCCAGGCCGTCCGGTCTTCACATATCGGCCTTGAGCCGTCTTGAAAGCACCGGACCCGGCGCGGAAAAAATAAACTGCTATCTGCTTGGATGCCATCTCAAGATAATCAAGGATCGCGCGTTGAACCATCGCCTCTGTGCGTTTTACTGCCATCAAGCAACCTCCCAACACACATTATAAAAAGAACACATTTTGGCCTCGAACCAATCCAGGCGCGGACAGGCTCGCTCTGGAAGATCCGGCATGGATATTGTCCTGAAAACATCAGCCAGGTTATCAATGATCCATTCTTTTTTTATTTGAATTCTTTCCTGGTAAATCTGAGAAGTATTTTTATTGTAGACTGTAACGAATGCTTTTTTTAGTTTCAGGCCGAGCATGTAGGCATGGATCTGCGCTTTATACTGATCGTTGTGCGCTTCATAACCATGCTTTAATAGTTGTGAAAAAGCCTTGTCATTCATGGTCTTGCATTCCCACAAGTGTGCCGCTGAAGATTCAATCAGCCCGGTGGCTATTCCGTCAATACTGCCTGATAATGTTATATCGTCCATCGTAAATCTGACTTGTTTCTGCCTGTCTGTGATTGATACACCGATAGCCGCAAGGTCAAGCGCCAGGTGGTCTTCAATTATATTTCCGAGTTCAAAAAGCCTCAGCGTTTGTCCTGACGGTGGTTTTTCATTATAACCCCGGTGCTTATACCAGAGATACCGTCCGCACTTGTGACCGACTTGAGACAGTCCTAGCCGTCTGCGTTGCGTCCGGTTCGCTTCATACCACAAGTCTAACGCTTTAATGGTCGATGTTTCGTTTATTATCGTTGCAAGATTCGTCATTTCTGCTCCAGCACATTAAACACATTTAAAAAAGGACTCCCCATTAATGAGGAGTCCTAAGTTTTTACCAGCCGCTTGCTGCCTGTGTTTCCTGTACTGGTTGTGCCGACACTTGTGCTTGTGACTGTGTTGGTGCCGGTCCATATGACTTGATTTTGTTGGATTCAAGCTCTTTGCCGGTTGTGTTTGAAACGAACTTTTCAACCTTGATATCAATGCCGAGCGGTTTTCCCATTAATCCGGCCGTATCATGCGGTGGATACGGTATACCGCACATATTGCAGATCCGCTTCAGCGTTCCCTGTCCGATGGTCTGTGCTGTCGGATTCGGATTAATAATATTGATATAGTCGGTTAGCACTTCACCGGAAAACTGACCGTCAATGATCTGAACCTTGACAACCAGGATTTTCCCATTGCCAGCGCTATTATCTCTCAACTCATCTGCAACCAAACAGGCCTTATATTTTCCTGCCGGTAAAACGGTGAATGCCCCGGTGTTTTCTTCAACGTTTGGATTTAATCCAACTCCTGATAAATTTGTCATGCTGCCTTTTCTCCTTCTGCTGTTATGGCATTGTTTTCGCCTTTAATGGCGCTCATTAACTCTTTAAAATCAAGAGGTATTTCTGCCGGTATCGGATATCTTGATTTGGCTCTCCATGCTGGTCTGTTCGATGAATAAAGGACTCGCTCACCTGATCCGACCGCCTTGGCTTTTGCATCATTTTTGCTTTTCTTCGTTACAACGGTGCGGAAATTGGCAAACAGAACAGCGTCCGACCATTCTTCAATGGCCGTTGCTGCGTGACGGTGCAGTTTTATCTGATATCTGTCATATGGGTCGTTATCAGGCGGGTTGAATGTTTTAATCTCGTTGTGTGCAAGCAGGATTATTGCAATACCTTTATCTCTGATCCTGTCCAATCCTCTCAGGAACTTTTCCCAGTGTTTCATTGCAAAAACATAAGCTTTCCCATAGCCAATGTCTTCAGGTGTATCAACGCTGTTGTCTGAGCAAACTTGCTTAAAAATCAGTTTTTCCAACCAGTCGATTGTATCAACAACAAATGTTTTGTACTGGTGGTCTTCGTTCATGATCAACTCCATATACTGCCAAACTTCATCAAGTGAAGTTGCAAGCGGGAAATGATCAACGACTATATTTGTAAGACCATCCTCAGTGATAAGGAATATCGGGTCCGGCGCGTTACTTGCAAAAAAAGACTTGCCAACACCGTGAATGCCATGGACAACGATCCTCGGAGGTTTTGACTCTGCTTTTTTCTTTATAAGTGACTTGAGATTCATCATGCGACCTCCTCAACTTTGAGTGCTGGCTTTGCTGGTTTTACCGTTACGCATTGCGCTACAAGCTCAGGATCAAGCCGTTCTATCATGCGGAGGTTTTTTAAGTTGATAGCCGGTCTCAGGTCAACGAAGCTCATATTTTCTGGAATGCCGAGCGACTGATATTTTTCATAGTCGAGTGATCGGTTAAGTTTTGATGTGACCGACACCTTAAACCCGTCCGTTGCTTTCGTTTCTGTACCTTCCAACTTTGCTGGACACATTGCAGCGATAAGCTCAGTCTCGGCCTGTAGCCGCTGTTTCTTTGCCAGTGCCTCGTTGTTTTTTGCCTCGATAAACTTAATACAC